AGTCAAATGGAGCAGCATCTACATTACAATTAGAGTCGGCACAAAATATGATTTTAACAAGTGTTAAAGAAGTAACAATTACTTCAGGAGCAGGATATGATGTTATTATAGATGGAGGGCAAGATGTAAATATAACAGCATTAGCAGGGGGTCTTCTCTTAAACTCTGATGCTGGAGATATTGAATTAGATGCAACAGGAGACATAAATTTAACGGGAAGCGACATAAATATTTTAATGCCTACTGCTGGAATTTATAGAGTTCAAAATAATTCGGTCTATCGTTTCACTGTTGAAAATACTAAGGTGGAAGTTCTGACTGCATTAAATGTCACAGGAGCAACAACTTGCTCTTCTACATTAGGGGTCACAGGAGCAACAACTTTATCTTCTACATTAGGGGTCACAGGAGCAACAACTTTATCTTCTACATTAGGGGTCACAGGATTATCAACATTGACGGGTGGTTTCACCAGTAGTGCCTCATCAAATATGAATCATGATTTTTTGATACAACAAAACACTTATCCACCAACAAGCACTTCTGCTTTGGGATACACTGGCACGGTAACAGTTGCCACTTCAACATTGGCAACAAGTATAACACAAGAAGGAACATGGAACTTACCGAGTAAAGGTGTGTGGTTAGTTTGTTCTACAGTCACTTTTTCAACTAACTCTGGTGCGAATACTGAATATTTCCACGCAGTTATTTCAACAACAACTAACAGTGCTACGGAAGCGTCTGCTGGATTGTCATATTTTGAAGAGGACGACCAAGGTGTTGCTGGTTCAGGCACAAGAGATAAAGTATGTTTATCCGGTGTTGTGCGTGTAAATGCTGCGACTGCTTTGTTTTTTAATGCTTCAGGGAAAACAACAGGCACAGCACCATCAGTAGCTGCTGCTATTACTTATACGAGACTTGGATAAACCAAAAGTTTCAAAAAATAATACAAAATATAAAATATAATATTCCGTATTATTATAATGTCAAGTTTCGGCTTTTTGAAACCAGCTAACCAGTTATGGAAGGACGCAAAGATTGCGAAAGTCCGTGACCGCATTTTAGGACGCATTACTGAAATGCCTGCGGAGATACGTGCTAACAGACACAGTATGGAATTGCTGTCATTGATTTGTAATATGATTGAGAACTCAGGGATTAAGAACAAAGAGAAGAATGATAAACTGAAGATAGATAAGAAGTTGCTTCTCGTCACAATATATAAGAACTTATATGGTAACCTATCAGCAGACGATGTTGCAATACTCGATAAGAATATAGAGTTTCTCCATGACAACCAGCATATAGTGCAACACTCTTGGTATCGTCTTGCTACAAGTTGTGTTGTTGATTGGTTCAAACGCAAAGTGCTTTGAATAATTCAATACATAAAAGATTATATAAGAGAGAAAATACAGGACTGGTTAATTGAGCAGTTCCTGGATAAGACACGGACTACAAAGTTGGTAGCAAATATGGTGCTGACTTTGGCGTCGCTTGATGTGATTGGTATAATAAAAATAATCCTTAGCAGATATGGTCTTGGATATTTAATTAAGTATGTAGTTTTGATTTCTATGCTGTGAACATAACTGAATTTAAGCTGTAGCCTAATATAACTGCGCATAACGCTAAGGCTAGGCTTAAATAAAAATTTTTAATAAAGCCTTTAACTTGTTTTTGAGTTAGTTAATTAAGTAAATGCTGTATTTTAGTTATGTTTCATATGGTCGCACCATCTGACACCATAATTTTAGCCCATTTATCTTAATTAAATACTTATGTAGCGCCACCTAGCAAGCCGTAGTTAAATTACTTTTTTATTTAGCAACTTATTTTCTCCACTAATATTATTACAATGGACTTCTCCGATGAACTAAAGAAACGCAAACCCAATATGTCAGCCAATAGTGTCAAGACATACAACTCCTTATTGCGCTCCATATATAAGAACGTATTTGGTAACATCAATGATGTTAGTCTAAAACACTTCTCTGACCATAAGAAGATTATGGATTTCCTTAATGAGAAAACCTATGGCACTCGTAAGACTTACTTGGCGGCGCTTGTGTGTATTGCTCCTGATGTATCTGAGTATAAGAAGCAAATGATGGAAGATATCAAGGAGTATAATGATGAGACTAGCAAGTCTGAACTAACAGACAAACTAGAAAACTCAGCAATCAATCAGGAAGAGATTGATGAACTAGTTGAAAAGCTACGCCATACTGCTGAACTACTTTTTAAGAAGAAGTCGCCACGCCTTGCTGACCTAATGGATATTCAAAACTATATTATCATGTCGCTTTATTATGGACACATTGTGCCACGCCGTAGCACTGATTATGTAGATATGAAATATCAAAACTATGATAAGGATAAAGACAACTACATTGATTTAAAAAAGAATAAACTGGTTTTCAATAAATACAAGACAGCACAAAAGATGGGCAAGGAATTGAAGGGGGAACAGACTCTTGATATTCCACCTGCTTTAAAGAAGATACTAACAAAATGGATTTCCATTATCCCAAAAGAAATTGACAATCTTCTATTCAATACCAATTTAGAACCATTAAGTAATGTGACTCTTAACCAGCGACTCAATGCGCTATTTGGTGGCAAGAAGGGAGTCAATGCGCTTCGTCATTTCTATCTCACAAGCAAATACAAACAGCTTATGATTGCTAATGAGGAGATGGGAGATACGATGGAACAGATGGGTTCATCAAAGGCACAAGCTTCTGTGTATGTGAAGATACACGACAAAGAATAATACAATCACGATGATAATGTTTATGGTTTATAATTACCAATTTATTAGTTTGTTCAATAAACTCATTACAAATTCTACAACATTTGATTTCACAGTTTAGCTGATACTCCATTGGTATTATATTATTTTAAAAAATATACAAATAATATAATTATGGTAGACGATAAAAGATTAGAACATAATAAAAAATCATTAGAATATTATTATAAACATCGCCAAGAAATTTTAGCTAAAGGGCGTCAAGCATATCACACTAAAAAGGCTGTTAAAAAACTTACTGGTCAGACTGCTCTCCGTGCTTACAATATTAAAACTAAACTGGATGAACTACTTATAAAGAAAGAAGCCTTTAAACAGAAATTATTAAACGAGCAACTAACAAAAAATAATAATAATAATATATAAATGCTGTTTCAAAAATCAACACGCAAAGGCAAGAGATTTCAGGCTACATTTGCCAATGGAAAAATTGTCCATTTTGGACAAGCTGGGGGGCAAACATATATTGACCATGGCGACGAAGCTAAGCGTGCCGCCTATTTAGCAAGACATGAAAAGCGGGAGAATTGGAATGACCCATATTCTGCTGGGGCTTTGAGTCGCTGGATTCTTTGGGGACCTACTACAAGCTTTGATAAGAACCATGACTTGTTTATGAAGAAGTATCCAATTACTTATCAGAAGTAATTACTTTGCTCTTTAAGTCCTTATAATATATTATATTGTTCTTTAAGTCCTTATAATATATTATATTACAACAACTTATTTACAATAAACAATATCGCAATATCTTGGCTTGTTTATTATATGCCATTTTGCCTCTCATATAATTGCGTTGCCAGGCATTATACTTCTCTTTGCCTGTGGTCTTTTTCCAAATTTGCGTTGTTAGTCTTACCCGTTTCAACTTGTTTTTAGCTGTATCTAATGGAGTCATATCTTTCATTTCCATTAATGTGTTTAGACTGTATGATGTAGCTGACATGGAATTCAAATTCGCCTTAAACTGAACTATGTATTTCTGTTCTTGAACCATCGCATCACTTCTGGTTTCCACCTGTTGCGACCCTACTATGGAGCATACTACATTTTGCCACCCACCATGTTCCCTGATGACTTCATACAACTTAAAATGGTGATTGGGTTGTAAATAATTATGGCAACTATTTTTGTGGCTATTCAGTCTCTTATTCAAATTCGTAGTGCTACCAATGTAGCAGTGTTTTGTGTCTTTGATGGCTATCTTATAGAATGTATAAACTAACATATTCTTTTATATACTATGCGAATATTATATTTCTAACAAAAGAACGAATTAGGAATTTAATCAAGTTTCCTTAATGTTTAGGGAAATTTTGAATTAATTATATTTTAAATTGATTTAAATATAATATCAGTATATTTTATAAATGCCTACTTCTGAATCACAAAAACGAGCCAATACAAAATGGCGTGAAGCCAATAAAGAAAAATATAATGCCCTTTGCGCCCAGGCAATGAAAAAACATTATCAAGAAAATAAAGAAATTGTAAGTGAATATAAAAAAAACTGGTATAAACAAAGAAAATCCAAATTACTTTTTAATGAAGAATGTGAAATATTAAGGAACATTTTGAATTAATTATATATTTATTTTAAATTGACTTAAATATATAATCTTTAGTATATATATAAATGAAGTTCCTGAATTCTTGGACAATCGCTTTAGACAAGCTTCCAGTCTACTTATGCTTTAAGAGCAAATTTACTATTACCCTTGATTATGGTCTTATGACAAAAATGTATAATAGTCGTAATATTAGTGACTATGAAATTAATGACCGTAAATTAGCTTTAAAAACTATTATTGATGTAATGAAGAAAAACGAATTAGAAGTTAAATATGCTCCCCGTTACGGTATTGGTCGTTTCTATCCTGAGAATAGTATTTCGCCAATTTGTATTTCAAGACATATGAAACATACTATATTTTACGCTCTAGGTTGGAGTGACCTTGATATGATTGCTGGACATTCTACAATATTATATGAAATCGCAAAACAAAATAAGCGTGAAAAAGAATTTCCTAGCATTAAAAACTATATTGATAATAAACCTGCTATCTTAAATGAATTGCGTGAATACTATACTGCTAATGATAACATACTTACTGATGATAATGTAAAAGATATTTTTAATATTGCTATTTATGGTGGAGGACATAATACTTGGTTGAATCAAATGGAAAAAGAGAACATCTCATTAAAAACAACTAATCCTCATCCCATTGTTGTTGAGTTTTTAAAAGAGTGTAAAAAATTTATGGATATTATTTACATTAATAATCCTGATATTGCTCTTAGAGTAAAGGGAAATTTAGATGAAGATAAAAATTTACATGAATTAAAAAGTCGTGTAACTTCTTATTGGTGTGGCACTATTGAAAATCACATTATTTTTATTGTATATAAATATTTGGAAAAACGAGGAGTTATTAATAAAAGCGATGTCCTACTTGAATATGATGGACTTTGTTTAAAATTAAATGATAATTCACAAAAAGATGCCCTTGTTTATGATATTAACAGTTTGATATTAAAAGAAACTAAGCTGAATGTAAAAATGAAATTTAAAGATTATCGTGACGAGCATATTCATTTGGATAAATTAAATTCTATAAATGAATCATCTGTTGAACATGAAGTACTAACTGAGCCTATCCCTTGTGAAGCAGATAAATCTTTTGAATCAATCAAAGTTAATTTTGAATTAACACATTGTAAAATCAAAAACAAAGCATTCTTTATTAGGGAGTTTGAAAATCGTGTGATTATCTTTAATAAAGATAAATTTACAACTGCCTATGAGGATTTACTATTTTTTGAACCTGTTTATAATAAAGTAAATAAAACTACTGAATTAGTTAAAAAACAATTTATTGGCGAATGGTATAAATCTGATAGTAAACGAGTTTATGATGATGTTGGCATTTTTCCACCTGGCAAAACATGTCCCTCAAATTATTTTAATATGTGGAAACCTTTTGATATGGAATTAGTTACTGAGTGGGAACAACGGGATGATGCTGTTGAAATATTCAAAAATCATTTATTAATTCTTTCTGGTAATGATACAGTTGTTTGTGATTATTTTATTAAATGGGTCGCACAAATGGTTCAATATCCTGCGGTTAAGAGCATATGTCCTGTTTTAATTTCAAAGGAAGGGGCTGGTAAAGGCAGTCTGTTACAACTGTTTTCCAAAATGTTTGGAACTAGAAAACTATTACAAACAACTCAACCCAGTCGTGATGTTTGGGGTGAATTTAATGGATTAATGGCTGAAGCATTTTTAGTGAATATGGACGAACTATCTAAAAAAGAGACCTTGGAGAGTGAAGGTAAAATTAAAGGGCTAATTACTGAACCTACCCTAAAAATTAATAATAAGGGTGTGGCGCAATATGATGTTGAAAGTTTCCATCATTTCATTGTTACTACAAATAGTGAAAATCCTATGTCAACAAGCAAAGATGATAGGCGTAAGCTTATTATTAGAAGTAGTGATGAATTAATTGGCAACAAAGCATACTTTAATAAACTTTACGAGTTGCTTGGTGATGTGAATGCTGTTAAATCTTGTTACGAGTATTTCAAATCTATTCCTGGCATGGATAAGTTTGGTTCATTACCTATTCCTGAAACTGAATATCAAAATGATTTGAAGGAAATGTCTATTAGTCCAATTGAATCATGGTTGAAAGATTGGGTTCTTGACAATTACTATGCCACTGAACCAATTAAATTATTTGGTAAGGAACAATATGAACTATTTAATAATTGGAGGGAAAAATGTGGAATGGAATACTCTTGTACTTTACAAGCCTTTGGTCTCAGATTAAAGAACTTGAAAATAAATGGCATTTCAACAAGTCTACATTCTAACAAAGGGGCTTACTGTTTATTTGATGTAAAATTAGTGATGAGTCATTTTGGCTTGAATAATATTGAAAATGAAACAGATTGAGACCATATTGCGTCTTACAAAGGGCAGGTAATGACCATTCCCTTACTCTTACTTTTTTTATATTTAATCAAAAGGTGATGAGTGATGAGTGATGAGTGGTTTTTACTTCAGTTGGAAAAAAAACTATAAAATGATGATTTTTTATATAGTTTTTACAAAATAGAAAAAATGGGAGAAAAAATGGTTATTTTTACTGTTTTTAAGGAATGGGGGTCAAAAACTAGTCATCACTCTCCACTCATCACTTTTTGATTAAATATATACTTAAGGAAAAGGATTTAGAAACTTATTATCTCATACAAATATATAATGTCAGCTAAGTGGTCATTACTTGATATGATATTACTACATAGTGAGTCACCATTAGTTAAAGAAGCAATAAGAGAATGGTCTATTGTAAATGATAGTGAGCATACAGAGCATATTGATTGTATTTGTGGACACAAAAACATAAAATATGCGTATACAATTAAGAATAATATTAATGATAAAATTTTGTATCCATTAGGTTCATCGTGTATAACAAAGTTTGAAAATCAAGAATTAATAGACCAATTAACAATTGTAACAAATAAAAATAAGATTTTTAAGAATTTGGGTAAGAAACATGATGGTGACACATATGAGCATATATGTGAAACAGACCCACAATATATAGATTTTTTAGCAAGCAATGGACATAAAAAGAAATATATGGCATTAGTTGATTATTATGAGTATTATAAAAATAAAAAAAAAAATTCCCACCAACTTCAACATATAGTAGAACTTAATTAAACATGGCTTTTACTAGCCGGAGGCATGCGTCGCTATAACTGCTCCCCTGTGATTTTTTATTGCCCTTCATGTATGTAGGGCGTCTATACTGTATCAAATCCAAATTATTAATACGACCCTCTTCCTTCACAGTATGTAGGATAGTTTTGCCGGTATCCAAATCCCAAATAGTATGTAGGCAGTAACATGGTTCGTCAAATACAAAAACCCAATCCGCATCATTATCGTCAGACATTTATAATAACAGTATATTTATTATAAATCAATTGTATACTAACAAAATATTTTAATCCGCAAAGTAAATATACCATTTTCTAATATTTGTTAAAATATGAATATTTTGCTGTATATATCTGTCCTTTTTTGTTTATTATTTTGTATGATAGATAGCCATCATCATCATATTTTCCAAGAATATCGTAACATTCATCACACAACCTACAAAATGTTTCAGTTTTTTTAATACCAAATTGTATTCCGTGTATATCATCATAATCATCTACCCATTTTTGTTGTTTTATATTACATAAACAACAGTTATATTTATTAGTATCTATATTACCATTATCATATAAATAAACAGTATTACCAGAAACAATTTTATTATCATCAAAACTAACAGGAACATAATTCAATGTAGATTTCATTATATACTAACAAAATATTTTAATCCGCAAAGTAATATGGAGATACAACTTTTGGTTTCTCAGCAACACCAGGTGTCACTTTGAATTTGGAAGCTGAGTTTTGCTGCGTCTTGGTTTCACGTTCTTTCTTAATTGGTTCCAAAGGCACTGAGCGTCTCGTCACTGGTTCTTCTTCTGATTCAGTTGCGTCCTCATATATGATGGTCTTCTTCTTTGGTTTCTTTTTCTTTTTAACTACGATTACTTCCTCCTCGGATTCACTAGCGGATTCATATACGACCTTTGGTTCCTTCTTTTTCGGGGCGGGTTGGGAGAGAATTTTCTTCTCTTTTTTCTTAGGTGGCGGCGGCGGGGGTGGTGCTTCTTCTTCTGATTCTGTTTCAGGTTCAGGTTCAGGTTCAGGAATTGTCTCCTTCTTGTGTGTAGGTGTCTTATCCATATCTTTTTTAAGTGGACCATTAAGTTGTTCTTTTATAGCCTGTAATCGTAATTTCTTTTCGTCCTTACTGAGACCATTTTTAGCAGTGGTTTTTATTTCCAGTGCTTTGCGCATCCGCTCGGTAGCGGCTTTTTGTGCTTCACTGCGTTGTTTCTTAGGTTTAGTAAGTCCCACATCATCTATGGTGTCGTCAAGTTGGTCGTCCATCTATATATAAAGCATAAGATTTTATTTTTTCTTAATTAAACAATTGCCTAAATAATAATATAGGGGTAATATAAAATGCCAATAGTGGAGATTAAAGAAGAAGTTAACCATGATATTAAGAGCATAAAGCCTGTCAAGGAGAAGATGGATAAATATGTGAAAGATATTCCTGATGGTATATCTAGGCGTAATGGTATGATTTATTTGTTAGTTGGTAGTGGAGGCAGTGGTAAGACTAGTCTGCTTTTGAATCAGTTTAGAAAGGGTGGGTCTTACCATAAGAAGTTTCATAATTTGTATTTGTTCACACCATCTATCAGTTTCATGTCTGTTAAGAATCATCCGTTTGAAAAGCATGATAAGGTTTATCATGAACTAACAAGGGATACATTAGAAGATTTACATTCAGAGCTTAAAGAGCGTAAGGAAGATTATGATGAGGATGATGAGGATGAGATGGAATATAACTGCGTTGTGATTGATGATTTTGCCAGCAGCCTTAAGGAGAAAGATGTTCAGAAGTTGCTTAATACAATGCTTATTAAAGCACGGCATTTGAATACCTGTTTTATTTTTACGCTACAGTCGTATATGTATTTCCCCAAAATGTTGCGAAAGCAGACGACATATGCTACCATTTTTAAACCGAAGAATCGTGAGGAGTGGAATACAGTGAATCAGGAGTTGTTACAAATGAAAGAAGAAGATGCTAGAAAGATATATGATTATGTGTTTGGTCAAGAATATTCGCATCTAGATATAGACACGATTGAGAATAAGTTGTATCGTAATTTCAATCCACTAGTAATTACTGATAGTAATAGTCTTTAGCTAATTATCTCTAGATAATATAACTAACAAATGGAACATATAGAGTCAATCCAAATCTTTTTAAATTCAAGATATGCTACTGAGACGGTGGGTGATAACATCGCAAACAGTATTTATTATTTGCCTGTGATTGAAATACCAGATGGTCACCATATCTATCTGTCTTTACAAAATGCTACTATCCCCTACAGTTTCTATAGTATCAGCAGTTTTGATAACACCTTCATTTTTGGAGTGGTCGGTGACCCAGCCACAACATATTATGTGGAACCAGGTAATTATAATATAACCCAACTTATAGGGGTAATCCAAACAGCAATGGGCGCATCTTATACAATAACGTATAGCAGTATAACCAGCAAACTCTTGATTACTCATGCGACAAGTAACTTTATAATATATGCCTCGACAATAAATCATGCTTTGGGATTTAGCAAAACTACCAATACTACGTCGACGGCGAATTTATTGTATAGCCGTGATTGTGTCAATGTGAATCAGATTCGTGCACTCAATATTGAAATCAACTTCCCTACGTATAATGTGAATATAGCTCAGGCGTATAATCAGAATATTTTAGCGACAATTCCAGTATATGTTGCGCCGTTTAGTATAATCACCTATACAAATAATAACAACTTTAGAACAAATTTGTATGTCAATAAATTAGACCAGATACAGATTCGCATTTTGGATAATGAAAATAGACTTGTTGACATGAATGGGGTACAATACCAAATGACGCTTCAATTGGATTGTGTCAAATTCACGGATTAAAATAGCCTTTAGAAGAATAAAATATTGTTATAGATTATAAATGATTGGTTATAAACAGCCTTTAGGTAAATCTATGATGGGGTTTAAAATGCCCCTTGGTAAGAGTAGAATTGGCAGTAAAATGCCATTATTAATGAGACCTACAATGAAACAAGTTGAAGAGGCTTTAACAAAAAAAGTTTCGGCAGGTTTAGAGAGAAATGTTTTGAAGCGATAAATTAGGGGTTTAGTCCGCCTCCCAATTTTATTTAGCAAAATAATGAATTAATTACAATTAACTCATTATTTATTTTCTGAACTATTATTATAATGATTCCAGCGAATTTAAAGTTTCAGTCTAAAGTTGAGTCAGCACCCGCAAGAAGATATCTTACGCAAATACAGCCTCAGGGTGGAACGGGAACTTATAATCCCGGTGACACAATTACCATCAATATCCCCACCAGAGCCAATACTGCTCTTATTCCATCTGAGTCATACTTAAGAGGTAACTTTAACTTGATAGCTACTACTGCTTCTACCAGTTCATGCTTAGAGTCGTGTGGGTGGCACCAGTTCATTCAGAGAATCCGCGTTTTCCACGGGTCCAATTTACTCGAGGACCTAGATAATTACGGTCAGCTTGCGAAAATCCTGTATGACTACCAAGCACCTGAAGATGCTGTTAAGGGTCGCTTTTCTATTACCTCAGGAACTAATGAGGAGTTTTCGGCAGTCGGTGTTGCGGCTGCTGCTTTATTAAATACCCGCTCGGTCAACAGAGGTAAAGCAACTGGTGCTCTTGCTGCTGCCACTACTACTTTCCCCTTTGCCATCAACTTGGTTTCCCTTGTTGGTGCTTTAGCCGGTGAGAAGTATTTGCCTTTGTGGGAGATGACTGCTGCTCCCCTCCGTGTTGAGATTGTTCTCCAATCATCCCTTATCCGCTCAATGATGGTTGAAGGTGGTGCTGGTCTTAACTTTACTGCCACAGCCATAAATTATGCTGGAGAATTCTTGGAGCTCCCTGATTCCGCTGTTTCTGCCATTAAGGCTGGTTCTTCCAGCCCAATGCAAATGGTCCTCCCTTCTTACCGCTCATACACCAACAGTGCTGCTGTTCCTGCCACCACTGCTACACAGGTGTCGTTTCCTATCCCTGCTAAGTTCAGTTCCCTTAAGAACATCTTTGTTGCTTCAAGAACCACTGCTGGTTTAGCAGCGCAATATCCTTCGTCCCATTGTGCTTTCGGTGTAGGAAGTAGTAACTCCATCGGATACCAGTTCAGAGTTGGTAGTGAAGTTTTGCCTTCTACTCAACCCTCATCTTTCCCTGAAATCTATAATGAGGCAATTAAGTGCTTTGGCTCCCTTGCTGATTTACAAAATCAACCATCCATTGATAACACCGCTTTCACACTTAATGCTCCCAACACTGTTGCTGGTTTGGTAGAGGCATCCACTGAGGATTCAGGAGCTTTCTTGATTGGTATTGATATGGAGATATACCAGAATGCTGATAAGGCCAGCATCTTTTCTGGAACCAATACCAACACCAGTGATATTTTCAGCATCATCAACTATTACAGTGCTAGTGCCATCACTGTTCTCCAAACTGCTTTCGCATGCTACGACCAAGTGCTAGTGTATGAGAACGGTGTTTGCTATGCTAGATATTAAGCATTAAGTAACAAGTAGATTAATCATATCATAATAAAATATTCAGTTATTATAATAAGCATGCAAACAGAAGTAGCGAAATTATGGCTCTATACAGCAAATCTAGGAACTACAATATCACAAATCGGAATCCGAAACTCCACCAATACTGAATACACATTTTTTGTAGATTTGCGACTGGTTTTAGGCGAATCAATGTTTCAAAAATATGAGGCGTTCAAAGTATATTTTGGATTTGTAAATTCGGGAACAGGAGCAGTCGCAAATATTGACACGATATTTGTAAATGGAATAAATCTAATTCAAGCGTCTTATCAAGGCAAACAAGCAGGATTTAACACGGCAGTTGATATTTTCAGTCAAACAGTCCAAATGAATGACTCATTTAGTGTCGGTGGAAAAAATGCTAATACACAAGAGTTTGTGATGATAAAACCAGATAACGCAAAAATAGAACTCACTATATCATTTGTGCGTGATGATGCTGGAATTCCAACTTTGTCGCTTCATACTTTTTTCTTGACATTTGCACCATTCCAGAAAGATAAGATTTATAAAAACCCGTTCAACTATTTGTATCAAAATGAATTAGCAAACTTTACATTAACAACGCAAATCTTGTCGGCAGGGGCAACGAATGCATTTGGAACCATGAACTCAACATTTACCACTTTTACTTTCACGAATGTAAATATGCGACGCATTATTGGGACGATGTGGGATAAATATGATAAGTTCAATTTGGTTTGTGCGAATGTTGGAGTAGGAAATACGTCAACAACACTAAGCGCAATCCAGCGTTTTATGTTTTTCCAAATACAGGGACTCCAATTTATTAACTGTTTAAGCACAACAACAACCTCAACATTTTCACAAAGTGTAGCATATACGCCAATATTCAGATATACAACAGCATCATCGGCAGATAGCGATAGTTTTGCGGTGCCTGAGAGTTTAATCAGTTTTAGAAAACCTGAATCGGAGAATGTTGATTTAGCGTTTCAACTCTTTACTGTAAATAGTGGAGGAACGGCACTCAATTCGCAAATGAATCAGTTTAGTTTGTCATTTGCCGTTGTGGGAATCAAAGAATAAAATATAATGATAATATAAATGCTTAGTGAAAGTGGTTCATTGATATTATCAACAAGTTCAACAACAAATCCTTGTACAATTAATGCTACAAAGACAGACTTCACCTTCTCAAATATTAATATGCGAAATGTGCTTGGTGCTGCGTGGGACAAATATGAAATGTTTACTATGAAAGTTGCGTCGGCAGCAACAGCGGGAACAATAACAACTTCAAGCTCATCATACGGAGTTGTCTGCTACAATATGGCGGGTCTTACTTGGGAAAATCTCCATTATGATACGGCATATATGAGTCAAACATATGTGGCTATTGCGGTTTTAAATATGCAAACAACTGCCTCACAAAATCAATACATTACAAATACAGGGCAAAGTTATAATTTCCGTAAATCTTCTGACATAGTGGATTTGAACTTTACAATTACAAGTCCAGATGAAACAAGTGGTCCCAGCACTTTTGGAACAGTCCCAGTAGGCAATACTTATAATGATGTAGCATTTCATTTGGTATTTGAACCAGTCATACCAGGTGAAATGAATGAGTGTGCTTTTTTTGGATTCAATCTTAGTTCATTAATATCATCGCAAGTGGGTCGCACAGTAAGTTCAGACCGCAAAGAGTATAATTATCCTGCGTTTGATATGAGACGCTTGTGCCGTAATTTCTGGGATAAACACGAAGATTTTGAAATCCAATGGGCGTTTAATAATAATATAGGGATTGGAACACTATCAGGAAATGCCAGGATTTGTCTGTTTCAAATGAATGGACTCAGTTTTGTCAATAGTTCTACAAAGAACAGCAATAGCACAGATAGACTGGGAATGACTACGGAATCGCCAATAATAGGAACAATTATTTACGCAACTACTTCAACAACACACAACGCAATTATGTATGCGAATTATGCCCCAATTCAATTCAAACGAGATGGTGACAATGTAAATCTCACAATTAATTTGAAAAACTTTGACAACTCAGTCCCATTTGCTTTTACATTCACATCAACCAACCCCAGAGGCACAATCGGTTTTTTCATTAAACCCATTTACAAAGTCCCAAAAGCAACGCTGTTTATCAATCCCTTTGGACTCACAACATCGCAAACCAATTTGGGTATAATCAATTCTGGTGCGACGGAGTTCACGCTGAATAATGTAAATATGCGTCAGGCGTGCCGTTCTATGTGGGACAAGTATAAGAAGTTCAATATTTTTTTAACAACAGCAATAAGTCAGTTAGCAACAACACAAACGGCAAACCAAGCATATATTTTACAAATGGAAGGACTCAATTTCATCAATCAGACAGCGTATATAACAAGCACAGGTCAAACGCAAACGGCAACATTAGGGACAGTCACGATGTATGGGTCAGTTCAAACGTCAAATACGTATCAATCGGCGCTCGCAACAACATTTTATAGAGACCAAGATTTTGTCAATTTAACGCTGAGAGCGGTGCTCCTTGCTTCTGGAACGGCATTTACATCAAACCCGCTAAACTGTAATTTCGGCTTTACGATTGTGGGAATAGAAGAAGATGAAGAACAAGCAAAAGAATTCACACAGAACCTGATGCCTATTGTTTAGACAAATATATCAGAACCCTTTATATTTTCAATTGAGTGTGCGTTAAAACTGTCAATAGCGCCAGCAAGAGCAATCTGGCGTGGGTCTTTTGAAAACAACGCAGGAAGGATTTTGCTTGTATGTGGATTTGCTAATGTCTTTACGGCGGGATTCCAGGCAGTAGTCCCACTTACTACATCACCAGCAGTGCGATAAATGTTGCGATTAGGACCACTCTTAACAGATTGACCAATTGTGGAACCAGCGTCCAAAGCATACACTTTGTCATCTTTCTTTGCTATGTCTTGTATAATACGTGCCCCAAGAGAATGACCAGTTATGCTCACATCAGCAGGATTGTATTTTGCTTTTGCCTTTTTCAAGGTTTCGTCTGCTTGTTTGTATCTTGTAGTGTCTTTAAAACCACCAAATACATTTTCATAACTGCGGTCAAATCCTTTCTTCCATGATTCAGGGAGGAGTTTTTCAATACCACGCTCAATAATGGGTTTGCCTTCGTTCTTGCGAATACCAAGCGCCAATTTCAAATCTGAATTGACCCAATCCGTTAATGATTGACTGCCTGTGACATTATATAACAATTTTTTACTTTCAGGATTGTAATAGACCTGCTGATTCTCATTGCTCAGTTTTTTGTCTATAGTGTAACCATATTTTGCCATTTCTGACCCCTTCTTATTTTCAGGTAAATAACCCACGCGAAGACTGTCATATAGACTAAGAGCAGGACGGTTTGAATTAGGGATAACATTCATTTATATTATATATAATTATATAAAATAAATATTATTGGGTTTTGTTTTCGGCTAAATTGCGCCTGTATTCTATTTCTTCTAATGGAGTCATTTTTGTTGCTTCTTTCCAGTAGTCTTCTAACAAATAAGAAAGACAAGGGAATTGCTCCATAAGTCCAGCAGGGATGCGGTTGTAATAATAGTCCATGTCTTGCCAGCCCATACCGAAGCGAGCGGCACTAAATGTGAATTCCACTTCCTCCAATTTGTAAATTAGACTGTCAGGTAAGTTCTCTAAATCAATAAAAACTTCACGGACATTTTCTTGTGCTAAAAATTCTGCCATTTATTTATAGTGAGAAAATTATTATTATAACTGAGCTTCCAAAATTCTATTAATATCAGCAAGAATTTGTGACTTAGAATTTAGACTAACATCTCTGTCACCAGCGCCTGTATCTGTTAAAGCAATATAGTAGTCCTCAATAGCATTATAAGTATTTCTCATGGTTGGTATTTTACCAAGACCAAGTTCATCAGCAGCATCTTGAGCGTCACGAACAAGTTTTGTTTTTGGTTTTGTTGCTTTTTTAGTCTTGGCAATAAATGATTGTGGCATCCCCAAAGCTTCAGCAGCGGCACTTGAC